ACCATTCATTAAAATGATTTTCACGTTTATACGAATAATTGACTATCTTTTCCGACGTTTCCTGTTCTTCTCTATATGTCAACTCTTCACTTATAAGTGTTGCTAAAATCGCACCACAATTATCACACACGAGGTCACTTGTATCTGTAAAATGAAACACGTTACTTTCTGGACACGTGGGGCACACTTCACGTTTCTTTTCTATAGGTCTATCTATATTATTTAACTTTTCTACGTCTATTAGGTAATCATTAAATATATCTTTCCTCTGTAGTCCGGATGTTTCTTTACAGTTGAAAACATTATTGGTACTTACTTCTTTTTTAAGTTCATCTGTATACAATTCCAGATACGGCATACACTGAATTATATACTGTGACATTTCGTATTCATATTTCGATTTATTAATGGGGTCGTCCCGAATAGACTTTTCCCATGTTTCTACTTTATTGGTATATCTACTTAAAAAATTACCTTCCATAATAATTAAATATAATGCTCGGTAATCTTTTAACTAACGTTATTTTATGGGTGTACGCGACATTAAAATCAGTATTTTCCACCCCAGACTATAGAATTGCGGATTCGTCTATGGAATATTTTTTAGATTACACAAAAACACCTTTACCAGAAGATCTCGATGAATTCTGGTACAATGAGCGTAATGAATGGGATGATGAGACAGAAAGTGTTTTCAAAACATTAAACTATTCCAATTATAAAGAGACCACAATTCCTGAAAATGTTACTAAAACGGTGGTTCGTGTTAAATATTGGTACAATAACACGTTGTACAAATATTTAACGTATGATATGGATCACCCATGGCCACCTCCACGTAAAAGTGGGGTTGTATTTAACATACCAAGCGTTTCAGCTGTTTTGCTCGATTCGGATGATAAACCAGTTAAGGATCTTTTAAACAAGATTAAACGATACGCGGGTCCACGTAAAGATTTCCATAACGAAAAAGTTAAAATAAGGGATATGTTATATTATGATATAGACACACTTGAAAATGAATTCCCAAAAATAAAAATAAAAAATGCGTTTGGTATGACTAAAGTCGTAAGCACGGTAGACGGGTATATTACTGATCTTCGGGTACCTTAGTTGCTAAGTAAAATTTTAATTCACCCAGATTAGCAACGTTATACTTTAATATCAAAAATCTATTCTGTTCTTCCTGCATAATTTGTACTGTAGAACACATACTCGTAGCTTTTGTAAATATATTCATGTATCGAAGGGAATATTCACCCGAAATTTTGGGACTTTCTTCCGTACATTCAATATCTGTTTCCTGGTTTGCAAAATCACCCATACATTGTAGTTTGAGTTGTGTACCTTCCCTGGTTATCTCTATAATATTACCTATATTGTGCATATCTCTGCATATTCTCTGAAAATCCATTGATGCCATTGGTGTAATTGTTGTCATGATCATATCTGGTACTTCAATTTGGTTTTCATTTATATCGAGTAATTTCAAAGCAAATTTAGTACATGTTTTCTTTGATTCGTTATGAATTTCAATATTCATAAACTCTTTACAATTTATACTCATTACAAGAACATCGTTATTTGTAATGGATTTAAGAAGTTTGAATGTGTTCGCGACATTTATACCCGCAATTATATCGGTTTCACATGTATATTCTTCGAAATTATCCGATGAGAGATACATGTCAACCAGGGATGTACGAGCTGTATCGAGAGTTACGATGTATATACCATCAGGTTTAAAGTATATATTTACGTCATTGAGTATATCTTTGAGTACTTCAAAGGTTGATTTTATGGCACTCGCCTGAATTGTTGCCAATTTCATATCTAAAATATATAAGTTTTAATTCTTTATATTCTTATTATATGCATCTGATACACTCTGACTAATCTTATCTTCGAGTTCTTTGGTCATGGCCGGTTGTAAACTTCTACCATAATCATCTAAACCAAACAAGTCTCCTGAACCTTCTCCATCTCCTTCTAAAGATGTTGTTGAACAACCACCAAAGTTACACGTCTCTAATTCTTTTACAGGTAAGAGAGATTCTAACCAATTTCGTATTTCATTACCGACTAAAAGCTTACCATTTTTGGTAAGCATGGTTGGAACGCGTGTAATTTTATTTTTATATTGGGGTGGTATACCCAATTTATTAATATTATGATATTTAACAATTTGTTTGAGTTGTTCATGTTTATTAATATAATCAATTATATCCAAACTATGATTACACTGTGGACTATAAATTAGAAGGGACATATCTTAAAATAGAGTTTACTTTTTTTTATCGAAAAAAACACATTTTTATACATTTTCTTATACACGTAAGATATAGGGAATAAATAAAATCTTTGTCACTTTTAGTGATTACTAAGAAAAAAAAACTTTTAATATATACAAAGTATCTCCTTGAGAAGGATGTTCGATTTCAAATATAATTTTTCTTTTTACTAATCACTTTTATTGACAAAGATTTTAAAGATTAATAGTATAAATAAAAATAATTATTAATATTAAATAATGAATATCATACTATTGATATTATTAATACTCGTTGTACTCATTGTATTTGTGACCATGTCCAGGGTGGAAATTAAACCAGAAAACCCAGTATTATTGAAAGGTTCTAATACGGAATTATCTGATTATGAAGAATCAGGTGAAGAACTTGAGATATCAAATGATCTCATGCAAGAGATGGTTCTCGCAACAAATAAAGAAGTTTCTAAAAAAACTGGTCTTTGTACGTATATTATCGAAACATTATCTGTAAAAAAATATGTAAATAAGAAAAGTAATCAGGAAAAATATAGATGTATGTTTATGTCGGTGAAACATAAAGGTTTTGCATTAGGGTTTTCCGTTACGTCTGATTTACGAATCATTGATGGAAAAGCTATCGTATTAAACGTGACAACACAACCCATCGACGATAAACCCCTTTCAGACCCAAGTATTTATCAAAAATCTATAAAGGGTAAAGAATTCGAAGATTATACAGAAGTTAGACGGAGTGAACTTGATATGGTTAAAAATACAAAAATAATAGATAAGGTTATACATGACTCAAACTCGATGTACGGTAAAATTAACATTTAAAACTCTAAAATAATTATAATGATCAGTATTGATGAAATATCACGTATAACTGAAAAGAGGAATCATTTGAAAAAGGAAACGTATACTAAAATTTACGAACAGATTTCAAAGAAGATACGTCAGTCGGTAGATTTAGGCCATAAATATTTGTTTTGTCAGATACCTTCTTTTGTTATGGGGTACCCTCATTTTAACAGAGCAAAAGCGCTACAGTATATAAAACGACAATTTGAAATAGGTGGATTTACAGTCCAGATTATAGGCGAATACGAATTATGTATTTCATGGAAACCGAATAAAAAATCACGAAAAAATGAACAACACGAACATCCAGAAGACACAGAGGATTTCCCCACACTCGTAAACCTTAAAAAAGCAGCAAATAAATACAGGGGAAAATAATTGATGCGTGAGACTTAAAGTTTAAATATGTAAATATATTACAAATATGAGTGACCCTTTAAATATACTCGTCGAGGCAAAACGTGAATACATAGGACAATTATGTTTACTTATGTGTCCAGTTATGATCGAAACGTATGAAACCATGTATGAGGAAGCATATAAACTTACAAAAGGTAGAAAGGTTCTCGTAATGTACCAAAAACTTCTGAAAGAAGTCCCCAATTGGAGTGATGCTATGTCTAAACAACACACGGATAATATATCAAATAGATGTGCGTGGTTTAACGACCTGTTAGCTGCTGTTTTTGTAAGTTGTGTTAAAATTTTATCCGCGGTTCGATTGAATAAAGATAATAAGAAAATCTCATTGAAACTTCCAACGAATGAAGTTTTCATTCAAACGTGTTATAACAACGCAGCCAAAGATCTATATAGAGACCCATACATTTATCACGAAACGCAAAACGAACACGCGAGAAACGATAAATTATACGAGCGTTTTTGTGTATGTATCGAAACATCCGTAAAAGAACTCATACCCGTACAACAGATTTTACAAACGTATATGTCTCAAACACACGAGGGACAGGATTTAGATCTCGATCAAGCTGAAGTTGGTGATTCTGAAGACCCTGACCTTATTGATGGGTATGAAGAGGAAACGTCAGAAGAACCATTCGATGCTGAACAATCTATGGAGCAATCTATGGAGCAATCTATGGAACCATCTATGGAACCATCTATGGAGCAATCTATGGAACCATCTATGGAGCAATCTATGGAACCATCTATGGAACCAGAACAAACTTCACCATTCGATAACGAATTTAAAACTATTAATACTAAACAACAACCATACCCACAACCGCAGCAGGAAGAAGAAGGTGTTTTATTTCCAGATGCATCAGAGACCCGTGCAAAAAAAGTTGGGTACTATTAAATGGAGTTTGAAGACTATTTAAGAGACCCCGCGTGGGCCGGAATAATCGCCGGTTTTATAACCGCAGGATATATACACTTTAAAGCAAAGATCAACAATGAAGGTAAGCTTCCAGTAAGTGCGTACACAAAACCAGCTGCACTTATAGCAATTTTAGTATTTTTTATTGTTACTAACGGATTAGGTAAGAAAGAGACCATATCAACGGAACCATTTTAATTTTCTGACTTAAAGATAATATACGTATTTACAATATAATATGACTTCCGTGACCGCATTCAATGATATGATGGGTCAATTTCTTGTGGAATTACACAAGACATTTCCAGAAGAAAAAGGCTTGAAAAAATGTTTATCGGCTTTCGATTTAATGAAAGCTTCTAACCCACGTTTAGTTGTAGATGGGTTTATGCAGGGCGTTGCTCCGTATGCCGATAAGATTTCGTCTAAAGACGAATCATTTTTCATTGAAGAATCTAAGAATTTAGATTTTATGAAAGGTGTAAACCTCGAAAAACATTGGGGAACTGCTTCCGAGAATACAAAAGGTGCAATTTGGCAATATGTTCAGACGCTCTACATGCTCGGTACAACCATTAGTTCTATCCCAGAAGACACACTTTCCATGATTGAGACAGTTGCAAAGCAGTGTGCAGATAAAATGGGAGAAGATGGAAGTGAACTTGACGAAGCTGCGTTGATGAAAACCATGCAGGGTATGTTGGGTGGTATGATGAAAAAATAAACTCACTATATATAAATGACATCTTGGTTTGAAGATCCAAAACAATTGGTTCGAGTAGAAAAAGTTCATGAATTTTGGCCGTCAAAGACGCAATCTTCAGCAGACCGTGTTAACGCATCAGCTCGTTTTATTATTTATGCGACATGTATAATTTATCTCATAAGACGCGATCCACGTATATTCGTTTTGGGTGCAACTGCACTCGGTGTTCTTTATATAATGGAAAAATCTAATATGGTGAAGGAGGGTGTTATACGACCAACAAATGTATACAATAGTGTAGATAAATCATGTTCTATACCAACAAAGGATAACCCCATGGGAAATGTTCTCATGTCGGATTATACAGATAGACCAGATAGACCACAGGCGTGTCATTACCCAACCGTAAAAACCGAATTAAACAAATTCCTTACAGGTGATATTAAATATGGACCAGCCCGTTCCCGTTCAAGTATGCCCGAATACCAAAGAAATGCATTATCAAGACAATTTGTAAGTATGCCAGACACATCCATGGGTGATTCACAACATTATGAATTTATCCACGGTAACAGAGGTAATACGTGTCGCCAAGATCCAACATTGTGTAACCCAGACGCGAGAGGTGTTCAACTCGAGGCGTTTTCGGGTCTCGATCCAAACGGCGATAAGAGAAGTGGTATGCACAGAGGCTCTGGATTAGGACCTTAATTTTAAACAATTTAATAATAAAGTAGTAGATACTCGATTTCCATAAACAAAATCTTTTGTAATAATAAATGGCGTATCAACTCCAACCAGGAATGAAAATGGTTCAAGATCACGCGGTTCCCGCCGTTTGTGCGACCGAAGAAGTTTTTGTATATCCTCAGCCCAGTACCCTTAACTATGGGTCAGGTAGACCAAATACCATGTTATATGGTACTGCACCATACATGGCGGGTAAAGGTTCCCCAGTACAATTTATTAATACATCTGATGAACTCAGACCACAAAGTACATCTCGTTTCAACAAGGTTTTAGCGAAGACTTACGAAAGAAACTTCCACCCACTCCAAAATGTTGAGTGTAAATTACCACTTAGAACACAAACCTACGAACCATCGAGTACCAGAGCTGAAATGCAAAATGGATTGTTTCAGCAAAGATACCTCAATAAAAATCTCGCTAAGAAATAAGAATGGCTGATCCTATATCTATAATGGCTATAGCCGGCTTAGTTTATGCCGGTAGAAAATTAAGTCAACC